ATGTTGACTTTGACTCTGGTAGATTTATATACAAGGATTTTGAGGACAAATCTTAATCTAAGTATATAATTATTGTATGTACAGCCACAAGTCAATAAAGAAGTTTGATCTAGAAGGTGAGATCTACGATGATTCTCAAATTGTTAGATTAAAGCAGCAATATATATTTATGCTTGAGTCCGCTATGAGAAATAACGGATACGTTCCTAGGTATGATATTGACACAGACTTTACATTGTCGTATAATGGTAAAGCGTTTAAGTTTAGGTTATCGGTATATGGGGTACACGTTGGTAAGGATAAAGCAAAGTGCATAGCAGGAATAGACAAAAACAGTCCAATAATGTTACCTACTACTCAGAAGAGCAAGTCAAGCGAAGTCTTGTAGCCTCTGGCGTTGACATACAATACGAACTAGATAATGACTTAATGATTTTTTGTCCCTTTCATAATAACTATAGATCTCCAGCAGGAGAGGTATCTAAAGAAACAGGAATATTTTGGTGTTTCTCATGTCAAGAATCTAAAACTTTAGTAGAAGTAATTATGCACATAAGTAAAAGATCTTATTTTGAAGCAATGAGACTAATAGACTCTAAGGCAGATAGTAGAAATCTAGTTGACCAATTAAGCGGTAGTTTAGAAAAGAAAGTAATTTTTAAACAATACCCATTAGAATCAATAGATCAATTACACAAAAATGTTTTTGAAAGTGAAAGAGCAATTAAGTATTATTCTAATAGAAAGATTACTAAAGAAAGTGTTGAGAAGTATAAACTAGGATATTCTTTAACTCAAGACATGGTTACTATTCCTGTTCATTCACCAGACGGTACATGCATAGGATTTGTGGGTAGGTCAATAGAAGGCAAGGTATTTAAAAATACACAAGACTTGCCTAAGAGTAAAACTTTATTTAATCTATGGAGAAATAAAAGAGTAGATAAGATATTTGTTGTTGAGTCTTCATTTGATGCAATTAGACTAGAGCAGATTGGCGTCCATGCCGTTGCTACGTTAGGTGCAACCATATCTAAAGAGCAAAGAAAATTATTAAAGCAATACTTTAATCAAGTAGTTGCACTTGGAGACAATGACGATGCTGGAACTAATATGTCTAACAAGTTAATTACAGATCTTGGAACAGGTAAATGTATAGTCGCTAAACTTCCAGAGGGTATAAAAGATGTGTCTGAATTGTCTGATAATGAGTTAAAAGAATTTGTAGCAAAATTTGACAACATAGTGCTGTCAATGCTACAATAAGGTAAGTCCATTTACAGGACAAATACTAAGGAGAAATATGGCAATTATAAAAGGACTCAAGAATATAGAAGCAATTCTTGACAGAACAAAGGTAGAAAATAGTGGGGCCAAAGTTAATTGGCTTAAACTAGATGATGGCGAAAGTGTACAAATTCGCTTCGTAAGTGAACTAGATGCAGACTCACCAAACTATGAAGAAAAGCGTGGTCTTGCAATTGTTTTAAGTGAACATACAAATCCAGAAGATTATAAAAGAAAAGCAGCATGTACCACGGATACTCAAGGCCGTTGTTTTGGTTGCGAAATGTATCGCAAAGAACCAAAGAGTGGCTGGAGAGCACGTCTACGTTTCTACTGTAACGTATTAGTTGATAACGGAACAGAAGAGCCAAAGGTTGCAGTATGGAGTATGGGTGTTAGCAAAACTGCTACATTCAGTACCATTCGTGAATTTGCAGCAGACTCAAATAGTCTTAGCAACATGATCTGGAAATTGAAAAGAAATGGAAAGGGTACTGAAACAACATATATCCTTCTTCCAGGAAAACAAGATGCAGAACCATTTAACTGGGGATCACACGAAGCATTTAATCTAGACAAGGTTATTCGTGAACTTCCTTACGCAGAACAAGAAGCGTTCTATCTAGGATTTAATAATCCAACCACATCTGCAGCAGCAGAGTGGTAAAAAGAAAATAATCTGAAAGGCTATGGCTTGAATTACGTTCCATTACACGTTCATACACACTATTCATTAATGGATGGTGTTGCAACTCCAGAAGAGTATTGCAAACGTGCAAAACAAAACGGTATGACAGCCATAGCCATTACAGATCACGGTGCACTATCTGGACATCGTCCTATGTATCGTGCAGCAAAAGCCGAGGGTATAAAGCCAATCCTTGGTATAGAAGGATATATTACTCATGATAGATTTGATAGAAGAGATAAGTCAGAAAGAAATGGACCATTAGATTTAACATATAACCATATTGTTATCCTTGCTAAAAACCAACAAGGATTAGAAAATTTAAATAAACTAAATGAAATAGCATGGACAGAAGGATTTTATAAAAAGCCTAGAATTGATTTTGAAGTATTAGAAAAATATAAAGATGGTTTGATTATCTTGTCAGCCTGTATGTCTGGCCTGATTGCAAAGGCATTAGAACATAAAGAATACGCAGAAGCAAAAAGACTTTTAAAGTGGTTTAAAGATGTGTTTAAAGATGATTTTTATGTAGAGGTAATGCCACATAACTCCAAAGAGTTAAACAATGAATTATTAGAAATTGCAGACAGCATGGATATTAAATCTGTTGTTACCCCAGATTGTCATCATTCAACAGTTGATCAAAAGGTTGTACAAGAAATTATGTTATTGCTAAACACACATGCTAAGTTAGATAAGGAAGCAAAGTTTGACAAGTCTCAAAAGATGGACGATATGATGAAACGTTTAGACTATCTTTACGGAGCAGATAGACAAATGTCTTTTAGATCTTTTGATATTCACTTGCTTTCATATGAAGAGATGAAACAGCAGATGAATATGCAGGGTATAAAGAGAGAAGATATATATACTAATTCAATAGAGATATCAGAAAAGATAGAAGAGTATGATATTAAATCTGGATTAGATTTGCTACCCACCAAAGTAGATAACCCACAAAAAACATTAGAAGATTTAGTTACTAAAGGGTTAATAGAAAAAGAACTAAACCATTTACCTGAATATGTTAATAGAGTATTAGAAGAGTTAGAAATTATTAAAGATAAAAACTTTGCACCATATTTTTTGATTGTAAGTAACATGCTTAATTGGGCTAAGTCTCAAGGAATATTAGTAGGTCCTGGTCGAGGATCTGCTGCTGGATCATTAGTTTGTTATGCTTTAGGAATTACAGATGTTGATCCAATTAAATATGGATTGTTGTTTTTTAGATTTGTTAATCCAGAACGTAATGATTTTCCAGATATTGATTCTGATATTGCCGACTCAAGACGTGATGAGTTAAAAGGATATTTAGAAGAAGAATATAAGAATGTTGCATCTATTGCTACATTTTTAGAGTTTAGAGGAAAAGGAATTGTTAGAGATGTTTCTAGAGCATTTAATATACCATTATCTGATGTAAATAAAGTGTTAAAAAATGTTGATGACTGGGACGACTTTACAAGTAGCAAAAGTGCTCAATGGTTTAGAATGAAGTATCCAGAAGTAGTTAAGTATGGAGAACAACTTCGTGGACGTATTCGTGGCACAGGAATACATGCAGCAGGAGTTGTTACAGCAAAAGATTCTATTTTTAAATATGCTCCAATGGAAACAAGGCTAGCACCTGGAACAAAAGATAGAATTCCAGTTGTTGCCGTAGATATGGATGAAGCAGCAGACATAGGACTTATTAAACTTGACGTGTTGGGATTAAAAACATTGACGGTAATTGATGAAACAATAAAGTCAATAAAGAAACGTCACAAGATAGATATAAAACTAAACGACATTGATCTAAATGATAAAAAAGTTTACGACATGCTTTCTGATGGAAGAACTAAAGGCGTGTTTCAATGTGAAGCAACACCATACACAAATCTACTTGTTAAGATGGGAGTCTCTAACTTAGATGAGTTGGCTGCTTCTAATGCTCTTGTAAGACCAGGGGCTATGAATACAATTGGTAAAACATATCTTGCAAGAAAACATGGTAAAACAATAACAGAATATATTCATCCTATTATGCAAGAATTTACAAAAGATACATATGGATGTGTTTTATATCAAGAACAAGTAATGCAGGCTTGCGTTCATCTTGGTGGCATGACAATGTCAGAGGCAGATAAAGTACGTAAAATTATTGGTAAGAAAAAAGATGCAAAAGATTTTGATGAATTTAAAGACAGATTTGTTGTAGGGGCATCCAATCACATTACTCCATTTAAAGCAGAGGCCTTGTGGCACGACTTTGAGGCTCATGCAGGATACTCATTTAATAAATCACACGCAGTTGCATACTCTATGTTATCTTACTGGACAGCATGGTTAAAGTTTTATTATCCAATTGAGTTTATGTACTGTTTGTTAAGAAACGAACAAGACAAAGATGCAAGAACAGAATACTTAATTGAAGCAAAAAGAATGGGCATTGCAGTTAAGTTACCACACGTCAATGAATCTGAATCAGATTTTACAATAGAAGGCAAAGGTATTCGTGTTGGGCTGTCCTCTATAAAATGGATATCAGACGGAGTGTCTTCAAAAATCATGGCTTATAGACCATATAGTTCATATCAAGAATTTGCTTCACTTGCTTCTAAAAAAGGTAGTGGGATCAATGTTAGAGCAGTACAAGCCTTAAATGCAGTAGGAGCATTGGCGTTTCCAGATAACCCTAGACAAGAAAGCGTTGTTAAAGAAAACCTATATGAATATTTAAATCTTCCAGAATTTACAACTAGCGTTCCACCTCACTACTATGCATACATAGATGACATTGAAGATTTTGACGAAACCGATGTTCATATTATTATGGGCGTAGTTAAAAATATTAAAAGAGGTAAAGGTTGGTCAAGGGTAGAAATTATGGATGCCACAGGAATGCTTGGAGTATTTGATGAAGAAGAAACTAAAATTGAACAAGGAAAAACATATCTATTTTTAGTTGGTGCTAATAGAATTAGTGAGGCTATAATTGTTGATGAAATTAAAAACTTTAACACAAACAGTTTAGTTAAATTTTTAAACTACAAATCTTTGCCTTACAGCGGAGAAGAGTATTATGTGCTATCATTTAAACCTAGAGTAACCAAGGCTGGAAAGAAGATGGCTCATATGATAGTTGCTAACTCTGATCGTGAAATGAAACCTATTATAGTTTTCCCTAGACAATTTTCTGAGGGTTATATGAAATGCGAACCAGGTACTGTATCTAAAATGACATTTGGAAAATCAGAAGATGGTTCCTTAATACTGAATGAGGTAATTAAATAATGTCAATACAAATAGAAGAGTTCTTATCACAACTAGATCCTAGTTTAAGAAAAAGACTAAGCAACGCTACAGACGTTGAGGTAGTAAAACAAAAGACGCCAAGTATAAGTCTTAACAATGCACTAAAAGGTGGCTTTGCATACGGAAGACAAGTTATGGTTTGGGGTAATAAGTCTGCTGGCAAGTCATCATTTTGTTTGCAAATGATTGGTGAAGCACAAAAAGAAGGAAAGTTATGTGCATGGATTGACGCAGAACAATCTTTTGATCCAGAGTGGGCTAAAAAACTTGGGGTAGACACAGATAAATTAGTATACTCTGCTGCTAAGACTATTAATGACATGGTAGATGTTGCTACTCAACTAATGAAAGCAAAGATAGATATTATAGTAGTAGACTCTATATCTGCATTGTTGCCTGCTATTTATTTTGAAAAAGATTCTGATGAACTAAAGGCTTTAGAAAATACTAAGCAAATTGGTGCTGAAGCAAAAGATATGACTAACGCTGTTAAGATGCTTAACTATGCCAATAATCAAGATGGTCAAACACTATTAGTATTGATATCACAGTTAAGAAATAATATTGGTGCAATGTATGCATCTCATATGCCAACAGGTGGGCTAGCAGTTAAGTTTTTCTCTAGTACTGTAGTAAAACTATGGTCAAGTGATTCTGATAACAATGCATTAAAATCAAAAATTACAGTGGGCGATAAGTTAATTGAAGGCAAGGTTGGAAGAAAGGTTAATTGGCATATTGACTTTAATAAGACTGGCCCAGGATTCCTTTCTGGAGAATATGATTTTTATTTTGATGGAGATACCATTGGAGTAGATAAGGTAGCAGATCTTGTAGATACCGCAGAACTTTTGGGAACCATCGAAAAGGGTGGTGCTTGGTACACAGTTCTAGGTGAAAGACTGCAGGGTAGAGCAAAAGTAATTGAATACTTAAAAGAAAATCCAGAGAAACTAAAAGAACTTGAATCAACAATTAAATAATAAATATACTTTGTATCCTGGTAAATTTATTTGCCATACATGTAAAGGAATAGTAGCAACAGCAAGAATGTATAAAGAAACACAAGAGTTAACATGGATGTGTGCTGAAAAGCATTTATCTAGAGTTAGTTTTAACATAAAGGGGTATTGATGAGTGAGCGTTCAGAACTAAAACGTATTGGTGCTAAGCCGCACGTCAATTCAGGTAGAGGACCAGTCAAGGCTGATGGGTCATTGGATGACTTCGTTGTAGATGTCAAAGAATATTCTAAATCCTATTCTGTCAGCCAAGACTCTTGGGCTAAGATTGTTTCAGATACAATGAAGGTAGATAGAAAAAAAGATCCAGCATTGATGGTAGTGCTGGGATCGGGGCATAAAAAGGTAAGACTTGCTATAATTGAGTGGGAAGTATTTGAACAACTGAGAGAGAAAAAATAATGGAACCTACAGTAGACTTGCTTAATAAACTAACAGCCTTCAATGAAATGTCTGAATATATGAAAGATGAAGAGTTTGAAAAAACACTTGGTATAGTTGCAAAGTTAATAGTTAACCCAGATGTTCCGGCAGCAAAAGCAACCCTTTTAATTACTCAACTACAAGCCTATTCTGCAAAATTTGCAATGATGGCTGCATGGTACTCACATGTAAAAAAAGATGATAGGGCTAAAAAAAATATGTACTATGCAATTAGAGAAGCAACAGATAAACTTGTTGATGCACTCAAATATAGCGTTAGGAACTTTTAATGACAAAAGGATTAGTAAATAAAATGGTTAAGAAAAAAGAACCAACCATGGACTTAAGTAAGATTGCAGATCATATTCACGAAGGACATATGAAGGTGTCTAGTAAGGCTGGATTTATTAAAAAGAAAACCTTTAGTCCATCAACATTAGTTTTTGGTAATGGACATTGTGCAAGATATTGGTATTTAGCATTTGAAGGTAATGAGTGGGAAGAAAAAAATACAGGTATCAATTATGCCAATATGAATACAGGATCTAGTAGCCATGAAAGAATTCAAGGTGCTTTAGAGGCTCAAGGAATTCTTGAGTGGAGTGAACAACAAATAGTTAATGAAGATCCACCAATATTTGGATATGCTGATGCTATGGTTAAGTTAGAAGAAAGACTAGTTCTTCTTGAAATTAAAACAACAAAGAACGAGGCTTTTGAATATCATAAAGCAAAGGGTACTGCAAGTTCTTATCACATAGAACAACTATTAATCTATATGAAGATACTAAAACAACAAGTAGGTGCAATTGTTTATGAAAATAAAAACACCCATGAGATATTGGTTATACCAGTTGTTGCAAACGAAGATTATGTAAAATTTATAGACTACTTCTTTGACTGGATGCGTAAAGTTAAAAAAGCATTTGATGATAAAGAACTTCCAGAAAGAGGTTATAGAAAAGATTCTAAGGTGTGCAAGTCATGCCCTATAGAAAAAGTTTGTGACTCTAGAGACAAGGGTGTAATAAAAATAGAAAGAAGGAAAGAACTTGAATGATAAAATATTGCGAATGGTGCGATGAGTCATTTGATACACCAACTAAAAATCAAATTTATTGCAACAGTAAATGTAGGTCTGAAGCAACTAAACAAAAAATACAACAGCGTTACAAGATTACAAAAGCCCAAGAGCGAATTGGGAAAGATCGCCGTTGTGCTGGTGGTTGCAACACCAGTCTTAGCATTTATAATGACAATGGGTTTTGCGATACTTGCTCTGTTAATAATAAAAAATTAGATAGAACTATAAGAGAGATAAAGGATTTTTTTGATTATGAGCAAAAGTAAATTAAGATATATAGGGCAGCCAAATACAATACTAGCAATTGATGCTTCAACTAACTCAATGGCCTTTTCTGTATTTACAGAAAGAAAACTTATAAAATATGGTAAAGTTAATTTTTATGGAAATCATGTGTATGAAAAAACAGGGGATGCAGCAAAAAAAATATCTGCATTTTTAAAAGATTATCAAGTAGATGCTATAGTAATTGAATCAGCAATTTTTACAAACTCACAAAAGACTGCTATAAATCTTTCTCTTGTTCAAGGTGCTATCCTTGGCGGTACTCAGATGTATAAAAAGACTCCTATAGTATCTTGCTCTCCAGTATCGTGGCAAAATTGGATTGGCAATGGTAAGTTAACAAAGGAAGAAAAGTTAGCCGTTAGAGATCTATATGGAGAAGACAAATCATATTCGTTTTATAAAACAAAAGAAAGAGAATTAAGAAAAGGTAAGACTATTAGAAAAGTTAATATTCAATTTGATTTAGAGTTAGAAGATGACGATGTTGCTGACTCAGTTGCTATTGGATGGTACTCTTCTGAAAATTGGAACAAGTTAGTAGATCAACCTCATAATCTTGACAAGAGTAGGGGCTAATGATAAAATGAAATTATATACAAGTGAAGCGTGGATGAGAAAAAGGTATAATCTTGATAAAAGAACACCAGAGCAAATTGCAAAAGAATGTGGAGTATCTGTTGAAACCATTTACGTTTATCTTGCTAAGTTTGGTCTTAGAAAGTCAAAGAGGTAACCGTGGCAGAATATAAGACTCCAAACTTTGAAAAAGAACTTGAAGATAGAATGAAGTTTGTTCGTGATATTTCAACTCAAGCAATTGCGGGTAGAAAAATATTGAAAGAATGTTTAGATATAGCAGAACTACTTATTAAAAAGAATCAATCATATGGTAGTTCATATAGCCATCCTATTAATATATTTAGTAAGTCTACCCCAAAAGAACAAATTTATATTCGTATTGATGATAAACTTAATAGAATACATAAGGGCAAAGAATATGCATCAGAAGATACTATCTTAGATCTTATTGGATACCTTGTATTATTAAGGACATTAGATAATGAATGATGATTTAGTAAAGCATTTAGACCTAGTTAATCAGGTTGCTTCAGAGTATCTAAAAGGATCTGACGCATCTCAAATTTCAAAAGACTTAGTAATTCCACGTCAAAAAGTTATGGCACTTCTTAATGACTGGCGTTCTATGATATCCAACAATCAGGCTATACATATGAGAGCCAAAGAAGCCCTTGCTGGAGCAGATCAACACTATTCATCTTTAATTAAAAAAACATACGAGGTTATTGATGCTGCTGATTCAACAGCCAACCTTACAGCAAAAACAACCGCTATCAAACTGATAGCAGATATTGAAAGCAAAAGACTTGAAATGCTACAAAAGGCAGGGTTGCTAGATAATAAAGAAATAGCAGAACAAATTATTGAAATGGAAAGAAAACAAAGTGTATTAATTGGAATATTAAAAGAAGTAGCCTCAAAGCATCCAGAGATTAGAAATGAAATTATGATGAAACTTTCTGAGGTGCAAACAGAGGTGATGGTAATTGACAACGATTGATTTTAGTGAATTCATCGAAGCACTTGATGAAAGTCCTTTTGAAGAAATGCCAGTGGATGTTGAAACATTTGTAAGAAGTAAAGACTATCTTAATATGCCAGAACTTTCTGAATACCAATACACGCTTGTTGAATGCATGAGTCAAATTTATAAAAAAGAAGATGTTGAAAGATGGTTAGGAAAAGAAGATGGTGATAAACATTATAAAAAATATACAAAGCAAGAAGTTATTCTTATGTGTGGAAAAGGTAGTGGTAAAGATCATACTTCTACCATTGGCTGTGCTTATATTGTCTATAAACTTTTATGCCTCAAAGATCCATCGAGGTATTTTGGGAAACCATCGAATGATGCGATAGATTTAATTAACGTTGCTGTTAACGCAGAGCAAGCAAAAAACGTATTCTTTAAAGGATTTAAATCAAAGATTGAAAACTCTCCTTGGTTTGCTGGAAAGTATGAAGCAAAAGTTAATAATATAGAATTTAATAAAGCCATTACAGTATATTCTGGACACTCTGAAAGAGAATCTGCAGAAGGTTTAAACTTAATGCTTGCAGTACTAGATGAGATTTCTGCTTTTGCAATGGAAGGTTCTGGTGGTAATGAACAAGGAAAGACTGCAGACAATATGTATAAAGCGTTTAGAGGATCTGTAGACTCTCGTTTTCCAGACTTTGGTAAAGTAATTCTTTTATCATTTCCTAGATACAAAGGTGATTTTATCTCTCAAAGATATGAAGCGGTTATTGCAGATAAAGATACTGTAACAAGACATCATGAGTTTGTTGTTAATCCAGAGTTACCAGAAGACGATGTTAAAAATAAATTTTCTATAGAGTGGGAAGAAGATCATATAGAGTCTTATAAACTTCCTGGAATATTTGCATTGCGTAGACCAACATGGGAGATGAACCCAACAAGAAAGATAGAAGATTTTAAAAAAGCATTTTTCGATGACCCACAAGATGCCTTGATGCGTTTTGCTTGTATGGCTAGTGTATCTTCAGATGCATTTTTTAAGTCAAGGGAAAAGATAGAATCGAGTCTGTCTAGAAGAAACCCAATAGATTCTGCTAAAAGAATAGATGAAACTTTTGTTCCAGATCCTAATACAGTTTAT